CTAATGATGCTTCCAAACTACGTGCCGCTGCACTAATTATTGAAACTCACAGAGCACTGCTCAAGGATCTTTATGACTATCGCTATGATGAAGAACCAGCAGAAGCTATTACTGAAGATCCTCCTGCCCCCAAATTCAGTCTGAAGATGTTAGAGGAAGACTAATGGCAAGAGCGAAAAAGATTGTAGGAACTAAAACTAGAGGTGTAAAGGAGTCGGAAGTAATCTTTGCACCATGTTCATTACCTCAAGCTGCCTTCCTGACCTCCGAAGCATCATTCAGCCTATATGGTGGTAAAGCTGCCTCCATTTAATAACCTACTTAATTCGGTGGAACCCTAACGTGATATGAATTATTAGCCGAGGGCAATACCGAGCCAAGCTGAAGAGAAATCTTCTGGCGTGTGTAGAGGCCATTCCGCAAGGAAGTAGAGTTCAAGCGAACACGAAACAGTAGGGTTCCCTGATTTCTCAGGGAGCAAGATATGGTCCGACACCCAAGGAAACTTGGGAGTGCTCTAGCGAAGCACACAACAGCAAGAGTGCAGGCGCGGGTAAGTCCGCAGCAATCCTAGGTTCTATCCTCCCAATTTGTCACCATCCCGGTACAAGAGCAATTATCATTCGTCAAACTACCCGAATGCTTGCCGGTGCTGGTGGTCTATTTGATGCGGCAGTCCAACTATTCTATAAAGTTGATCCAAAATTACGTGTCAATAATAAAGACCTAATCATTACCTTCAGTTCAGGTGCAGTCGTTCAATTCACCTATCTAGATAAACCTCAAGACAGAAACAGCCTACAAGGTAAAGAATATTCGTTCATGGCATTTGACGAGTGTCAGCAGTTATCCGAAGACAATGTACTCTACGCTCTATCGCGCTTGCGCAGTACCATTGTAGATTACCCTGTCCGTGCTGTAGCTACGTGTAACCCTGATTATAACTCCTTCCTGCGTAAGTGGGTAGAGTTCTGCTTAGATGAACGTGGTATCCCTATTCGTTATCCAGACCATAATTATCCTCTTAGATATTATGTTAATACAGGTAATGGAGGTATTCGTTGGTTTGATAACCTAGAAGAAGCTACAGCTATTTACGGTAACAAACGAGATTCAGGTATTAAATCATTTAGGTTTATTCCAGCTACCGCAGAAGATAACAAAGTTCTTCTTAGGACTAACCCTGAGTATCTAAGTACTCTACGTTCGCTCCCTCGCGTGGAAATGGAACGTCTGTTATTAGGCTCATGGTATGCACGTGAATCAGCTTCAGGCTATTTTAAACGCGAATGGGTAGAAGTAGTAGATACACCTAACTATAGCGCAAATAAGCGCGTTCGTGTATGGGACTTAGCATTCTCAAAACCTTCTGAAGTTAGGCCAGATGTTGATGCTACTTGTGGAACTTTAGTATCTAAGGATAACTTAAATATTTATACTGTAGAAGATTGCTTCCTTATGCGAGATAGAGTACATGAAGTAGAAAGAGCTATCTTTAGCATTGCAGAGAAAGATGGGCGAGAAGTAACGATTGTTCTTCCTCTAGACCCTGGAGCTACAGCAGGAGCTTATTGTAGAGATTTATCTAGACGCTTATCGGAAAGAGGATTTCACGTAAAGCTAGTTAAACCTGAGAAGGGTAAGCAACAGAGATTCCTTCCTTTTGCTAGTGCAGCAGAGGCTAGGTTTGTTAGATTCGTTAATGGAGATTGGTTAGAAGAAGCATTTACAGAACTAGAGAATATGGATTTCTCGCATCATACCCATGATGATGTAGCAGATACCCTAAGTGATGCTTTCTTTGTTCTAAATAAAGAGACTACTCTACCCATCTTTAATGTTCCTGATCTAGCTATGAACTCTCCTAGTAGAATTCCTTCTGTTACTTCTGTTCCTACATCTGGAGCTACATTGCCCAAATCATTTGTCTAGTTATAACTATATCTGGAAGCTAGATTCTTATTCATAAAACAATACAGGAGAAATTATGCCGAGAAAGAAGATTGAAGAAGTCTCTCAGCAAACAGAAATTAGCAAAGCCGTAAATGCAGGAGATACACCCGAGAAGTTTAAGCTATCAGCTATTGGTTCATCTGGGCTTAATATTTTTTCTGGTGTTACCTATGATGAACTTCAGCAGGATCTACAGTGGCCTAATTCTATCTTAACTTACAAAAAGATGACATATAGTGTTCCTGTGAATGCTTGCCTATCTCTATTTGAGAATCTTATTAGTAAAGTTAAATGGAGGGTTAAACCTCCTGTGAATGCTACAGCACAAGAGCTAGAGCAAACTAAATTCGTTGAAGAATGCCTTCATGACATGGATAGTTCGTTTAGGGAAGTAATCAAGGATTCCTTAAGTTCTAATATCTATGGTTTTGCTATTCAAGAGAAAGTTTATCGTAAGAGACTTAAAGAGAATGGTAGTTTATATGAAGACGGTAAGATTGGCCTAAAGAAGATTTCTCTGCGGAATCAAGAGACTATCGAAGGTTTTCTATTCGATGAGAAGACTGGAGATATTAAAGGCGTAAAGCAGAACTTAGATTTGGTTAGTAATCTTTATAGTAGAGCACGCAAGGGAACGGTTGTTATACCCCGTAGCAAATACTTGCATATTACCGTAGGTCGTAACCGTAATGATCCTTTCGGTAAGAGTATGCTTCGGGATGTGTATATGGCTTGGCGGTATCTTGAATGCCTGCAAGAAATGGAAGCTACTGGAGTACAGAAAGACCTTAATGGATTGCCACTTCTGCGCGTACCAAGTCAACTAATGTCTAGTGATGCTTCTCCTGAACAGAAACTTATTCTAGAAAATCTTAAGAATATTCTTCGTAATCTACAGAATAACTCTCAAGCTGGTGTAATGCTTCCTTCTGCCGTAGATGAAATGACAAAGACTAAACTCTTTGATATTGAGTTACTTTCTACTGACGGCAAGAAGAATTACAATGTATCTGATATTAAAACTTACTACCAAAATCAGATTTATATTGGACTCGGCGGTGATTTACTTGTTTTAGGTACTAATGGAGTAGGTTCATTTGCAGTTGGTCAACTTAAGTCTTCTCTGACTGGCGCAGCTATTGAATCAATGCTAGACAATATTGTTGAATCCTTTGAACGAGATGTTGTAAGGCAGTTATATGAACTCAATGGATTTACTGGACGCTTCTGTGAGATTGACTATGAAAATCTTCATGCACCAGATCTAGAGTTAATTAGTAAATTCTGGCAACGAGTTGCTACATCTGGTCTAGTTGAACTTGATCGTGATGTTCTTAACTCTATTCGTTCTTCTATTGGTATTGATACTTACCCTGATGATGAACCCCCTAAGTTGGATATTCTGACAGGTAACTCTTCTCGTGCTGGTGATGGTATGGCGGCAGGAGGATTGAATGGTACAAGTTCTAATCCTTCAGCTTCTGATACTTCTTCTAATAACCTAGAGAATGCAGCATGATACTTAGTAAAATCCGTATGCGTTTAAACTGTCTTATTTTCGCTGTCGGATTATGGTTAAACAATGGAATGAAGTCTTCTCTATTTGTAACAAGGTCAGTAGGTCTAAAAGGTTTAATTCCGCATTTTGGACACATTACTTACAAGAATAAATTTATAATTATTGAAGACTATATTCCTAGGAAGCGAAAGACAGGTATTGTAGATAAAGGTGACTCATTTATTCTATTTGATGGAATGTATAGAGCTAGAGTCTATGAATTAAAAGCAGTATCTACTTCGGATACTTTATTTGCAGTTAGAAAAGAAGTTTTATTCAAGTATAAAGGAGAAATTAGTGACAGACATTAAAAAGATGGAATTTAGTGACGAGACAGGTCAGGTCGATATTGAGAAGGCGGACGGTACTGGTTCACTGCCGAGACAACTGATCCGGCGCTGTATATGTCGTACCCGCCATACTCCGAGAGCGTGCGCGTCTGCTCGGAGTATGGCGGGTACGACATATACAGCGCCGGATCAGTTGTCTCGGCCGTGAACCAGTACCCTCCGCCTTCTCA